TGATCGCTTGCAGTAAGATTTGTTGGAGTAAAATTATTACTGTTAGCACTTGCATCATTTCCCAAGTTGGAACTGTCTGCAAAGTCTAGGTAGAACCCATCTGAACCGTGAGAGCCAGTGTATTCAATCGGCTTCCATTCTCCATAATCACCTGTTTCACCAAAACTGTCAGGGTCTAACGATGACCCGTCTATCCAATGAAACTCTGCGAGGTATCCATCTAAATACGCAGATGAAGAAGCAGTGCCAATCGCAAAATCACCAGCGGAAGCGGGATTTGAAGCACTTGTGTTTGTGCCCGCCTGTACCCCATTGACATAGACAGTAAAGACAGAAGATGTAGACTTGAGGTGAATATGATACCAAGCAGATGGGTCACGAAATACTTGAGCAGTGGTAAAACTTCCAGTGCGTCTTTCAACTTCAAGAGTATCACTGCTGGTGAACGCCATATAATCAGACCCACCAATTCTATAAATATATTGAGAAGTTCCTAACTTCCCTCGTTTGATCCAAAACGAAATTGTGTAAGCACTGCTGGGCTGAAAACTCCCTTGCACTAACTTCGCAGAATCATCGCCATTAAACCGCAAAGAGTTTTCTATTTCAAAATCACCACTAACGGCAGATGATCCCATTATTGCATTTTCGTTTAGTATACCCATATTACGATAAGTCCAGAGAAGCGACAGCATGAATAGAACCAGTGGTACGCACCACATAATCCAACCTATCTATCTTGCTGGCGGTCGTTGTTAGAGTGGGAGCCGTACCCCCTACGAAATCCCAATAACTTCCATATGCGAGTGTTCTACTCCCCGATCCGTCTTGCGTAATAAAGATTGAACCCGATTGTCCAGCCGTTAAGTTAGAAGGATTAGCAAGTGTTCTATTGCCACCCAATGTCACGCTAAAATTATTGGAGTCTGCAAAGTCTGGAGTGATGGTTGAGCCGTCAGACAATGCAGTAATTTCTCCACGTTGTCCTTTAGTCCAATTATTTGCTGTATCTAGTGAAGCATCACCAGCAGAAGCCCAAGTTAATCCACCAGTATTTCCAGATTGCTTAGATAAAAATTGTCCATTGCTACCAGCATTAGAAATATGCAGATTATCTTCATCAACGCTTTCGCTAGACATATGTTCGAGGTCGATAGAACCAGCGACATAATGCTCACTATTAATTGCGTCATCAGCTATCTTAGTACCGTCCACACAATCGGCAGATAAATGAGCTAGGTCAATTGAACCGTCTATATAATGTTCACTGTTTAAACTATCGTCTGCTATTTTTGTACCGTCTATGCAATCTGCTGATAAATGAGCCAAGTCAATACTTCCATCAACATAGTGTTCACTATTTAAAGAATCATCTGCTATCTTAGTGCCATCTACACAATCTGCTCCTAAATCTGCTAAAGCAATTGACCCTGATTTTACAGAAGGAAAACCTCCTGCCGTACTACCGTCATGGACAACAAGAACTTTTTTATCTGTATCTACAGTTACCTCTCGCACCGCACCTGTAAAAGATGAATGTTGAGAGGTGGTGCCACCTCTTAGTTGTAGTCGTTTAGCCATTATGCTACGCTCCCAAAATCAATTTGTAAGTTTGTACCGTCTATAGTCCCACATATTACTTTACCCGTTCCATGAGGTGCCAAGGTTATATCTCTATTTGAACTAGAAACGATTGATCGAGCTAGAACATCTAAATCGCCACCCAGTTCAGGGGATGTATCATCCACCACGTTCATTATTCCAGCCGTAGCAGAAGTAACTGCTACAAAAGCAGAACCCGTATGTACCTTTAAAACATTGTTAGTAGAGTCATACCAAAGATCGCCTTCTGAGGGTGAACCCGGAGCAGATGAAGCAATCGTATATTCATTAGCGTATCTATTAACATCAGCAATAGAACCGCCAACCAAATTGACATTGGTAATCGACCCCCCAGTTAAATTTACATTGGCGATTGATCCTGCCGTTAAATTGACGTTAGCTATTGCTCCTGCAACGGTATTCACGTTTGCTATATCATCGGCTACGTCCGTAATGTTATTACCAGAAGAAGTAGTTAAAGCAGAAGCAATAGAGCCTAAATCTTCTTCATAGACTAGCTCGCCAGCAACTATATTTATATTTGCTTGGTTAGCAGATGAAGGTGCGGTCATTTGCCAAGCAGTTCCATAGGCTTTAAGTTCATTTGTGGTAGTATTAAAGAACAAGTCTCCTTGGTCTAATGAGCCTGTTGGATCACTACTTCCTACTCTATATCGTTCCGCAAAAGAATTGACTCCTGAAATATTGGAAGCCGTAGTATTTATGTTTGCAATTGAACCGCTACAATTTGACATAGCAGTCACATTTGCCGAAGTCCCTAACAATCCCATTGCAGTCACATTTGCACTCGTAGCCAACGTGTTCATATCGCTTACGATGTCTGATGTTGCTAACGTATTCATATCAGCCACTACATCAGAGGTCGCTAACGTATTCATATCAGAAACCACATCGGCTGTGCCAAGGGTGTTCATATCAGAAACTACGTCAGATGTACCAAGGGTATTCATATCTGCAACGACATCAGTAGTCGCTAAAATTGCCATATCCGCAACAACATCAGACGTACCAAGGATTGCCATATCAGCAACTATATCTGATGTTCCAAGAATAGCCATATCAGCAATAACAGCAGAAGCAGATAAAGCATCAATATTAGCTTGAGAAGAACTGGTAGGAGTAGTCCTTACCCAAGCAGAACCTGTGTAAACCATCATTACGTTATTACTGCTATTAAAATAAATTGCTCCCGTAATAAGAGCATCGCCGTCGTTGTTTACGCTTGGATCGCTTGACTTAGCCCCCAAAAATCTGTCGTCAAAATTATCGTAACTGGTAGCTGCATTAGTAGCAGATGTCGCTGCCGCAGAAGCAGATGTAGAAGCGTTAGATGCTTGAGTTGTAGCCGTTGAAGCGGAACTAGCCGATGAAGTTGCCGAGGTTGCACTTGCAGTTGCCGACGTAGCTGCTGCGGTGGCTGAAGTTGCGGCGGCTGTAGCAGATGTCGTTGAAGAAGCGGCGTCTACAATTAGCGCCCATTTTGCAACGTCAGTATTGCTCGATATCGGTTGCGCCCCTGATGAGGTATGGGCTACAATACATATATAAATATTATTATTAGAAGTATCTTTTATAATATCTCGTACAGAATAGACTGTAGATGCGGCCCAATTTCCTTCAAAAACTCCTACTTCTTGAGTTACTTGTAATTCTCCACTAGCATCAAACGTTAATAGTTTATCGGCTCGTTGAGTAGCTGTTTCGGTTATAAGAGTTGATGTAACCGGAGAACTTTCCGAAAACTGAATAGAACGTGATAGTTCTTCCGCTAATTGTTGAGATAGACGAACAGATTTGTCAAATCTTTCTTCAATTGCATCAGAAGAAAGCGCTCCACCAAGGGGTAGAGAGGTACTTTGTGTGTCCGGAAGATTACTTTTAATAGTAAGGGTTTCCCCAGTAGCCGGAGTATAGTCGGTTGGACTCGTATCAATTGTTAGAGTTCCCGTAGCACCATCACCACCTGTTAAGGTATATTGCGTTCCATTTGTCCAAACAGTTTCTACACCAGTAGTATTGTTCGACAGTATTACCCTGACATCGGAATTATCCCAATAAATAAATGTGACAGGGAAAGAAGTTGTCGATCCATTACCGGAATAAGCAACTTTATTAGTTGTAGCTGTAAGTGTCATAATTTAAGTATCCTATTTGTTGCTTTATCGAGAGATTATAGAAAAAGGGTCTTTTTCGATAAGTTCTTCTACATCTTCTTCATCTTCCTCTCCTTCTATTGTACCGAATTGGTCAATATTTGGAAAGGGTAAATTATATTCCGTTATTGTGTAAGCAAAAAATGATCTTAAATATCTGTCAAATTCTTTTGCTTTTGCGGGTGTGTCTGTTTTTTGCAGTAGAATAGCGAGATTTTTTGAATTATCGTCCATTAAAGCATGGATTAAAAATCGTTCAGCCCAATCTATTTGCATTTTTTGAGAGATTATCATTCCCATTTTTCCCGCCTCAGTAGGTGCCTGAAGTGTACCGGTTCCGGTTTTTCGGCCAAGCCATGCGCCAAGAACCTTACCTACTTTGATTAAAAACGATCCTGTTGTATCCCCGGATATTGTTTGTAATCCCCCAATTTTATCTCTAAGTGGACTAGCAACTCTAAAAGAATCCACCATATTTGCTGTAACTTCTAACACTTTTAGTTTTTCTTTTTGTTGCTTTGTTAAAAAAGTATCAACAATAATTTGAGTTTTAGGTTCTTCTAAAAGGGCTGACATTTTTGCGCCGGAAAAAGTATTAGTTTCTGTCCCGAGTAGCTTATCTGTTGTTTTTAAATAGGATTTTTCAATGATCCAATTAAATACAAATTCTTGTAACCCTCTGGTTGCTCTCCCCGTACTATCTTTTTGTGCGCTAATGGCGAGGCGTTGCATAACTTGTCTTATTTTTTTTGTATTGGTAACAGGGGTGTTTTGAATTAACTTTGAACCCTTTGCCGTCCAATTAAAAATATCCTCTGGGTCAACTTGAGAAAACAAAACAGTAATTTGCCTATCTTTATTCCATAAATATTTATTAATCCGTTTCATGTGGTCAGTAGGAAGCCCTTTTGAATGAGGCCCAAATAACAATCCCGGTTCGTTAGTAATTATGGCTTCTCTCAACACCTTTTTTAACTCAGGGCTTAATAGTTTAAATATTTCTCGCCCTGCGTCAACCCACTCTTGGGCTTTTACGGGGTTACTAATAACTAATTCTTTATTGGATGAATCAGGTATAGGAATTTCAGAAACAAACTTTCTATAAAATTGGAGTTTTAAAAAGGCTTCAAGTGCTTCAGTTACTGGTTGTGCTATAGCTTCATCTTCTCCCATACCAGCGGTTTTTGGTAAAATTGGCGGTTTAGAAGTTTTTTTATCGACTAAAGGAGATTCTAGTTTAACCGCTTCCAAGATTTTTTTAACTCT